TACCAGAATTTTCTAGCATCATAGCAAAACGAGTTGCATCATCTTCTTCCTCAAAAATATAAAGAACTTGTTCTTCAAATTCATTTCTTACAGAATATGCACCTTCATCTTCTCTTCCATCAATAGTTATTATAAACATTTAGAACACTTCGCAAGACTCCCGATAAACTTCCTGAATCATGTTTTTTAGAATTGATTTATCTAATTCGTTTTCGGATTCGGTAATATATCTATTCAAGATAGAAAGAGTATTCTCAGACTGAACATCTTCTGATATCTCTTCTCCTTCAACTACCTGAAAGTTTTCTACAATTTTTACTTCAGCAGGATTTTGTAAGTAAAGATGTTCTATGTATTTTTCAAACTTGGTTTGATTTTTCTTTTCTCGAACAACAACCTTTACGATCTTATTTTCAAAGTCTTGTTCTTTATCCATACCATCTTCAACATAATCAACTAGTTTAAAGATACTATATGGATTATCTATCGGAAAATGTTCCAGAGTTTCTGTATCAAAGATGGTGAATCCTCTCCTATCACCAACATCTGACCAGAACATTTCGTATGGATTTCCCAAGTAGAATATTCTTCTATCATCCGATCTAGTGTGGTAGTGACCAGAGAAGACTTTGGTGAACTTTGAATATAACTTGCCGTCATGACCATGATCCATGACGATTTGTTTATTAACTCTAAATCCGTTGAGCTCAAGGTGCCCCATCGCGATTTCGCAAGTTGTATTTTTAATAAGTTTGAAAGATTGCGTCTCATTGTTTTCATTAATCCAAGGCAAGAATAGGATATCTAATCCACCAATCTTAACCTCTGTTGGTGAGGAATAAGTCTTAATGTTAGGATAAGATTTAAGAAGAAGTTCTGGGGAATTGACTTGACTAGTGTTCTTATAATAAGTATCATGATTACCAACCATAAGATGAACCTTGTACTTAGACAAGGGATCAAAGACAACTCTTTTTGCCCATTCTAAACTTGCGTAATCGATTGTTTTGCGAGCATCAAAGGCATCACCCATGTGGATGACTGTATCTATCCCGTACTGTTCCAGCGTCGGGAAAAAGACAGTTCTATAAAAGTTCTCAAAGTATTCTTCAAATACCTTAGAACCTTTTTTGAACCCATAATGAGTGTCGGTGATAATCGCTAAACGCATTCAATAACGAAGTTTGATGTGAACGTTTTCCTTAATACTATTATAGTCTGAATAGTTTGATCCGTCAATAGTGTTGTCGTCACAGAAGACTTCACTAAAACCAGTCTTTTCAAGAATCTTATTTTTGATTTCTAGTTGTCTTTTCTCTTTTGCAATTCTTCTAAGAAAAGCATAAGTAATAACTTGTGTAAAGTATGCAAATGGATTGGATGATTTATCTGGATTAAAATTCAATACGCATTGGATACAGTTTTCAATTCCATCAGAAACCATCTCATCAATAAAAATGTAGTTGATAAAATTAGTTTTATATGATAGATGGGTTGCCATCTTAATAAAACAATCTCCAATGTACCGTGGAACTTGAGGCTTATTATGACTTTTCCACTTTTTTAATTCCTCAATTGCAATCTCTGGATTCTCCTTAACTGCTTCTGCCATCACAAGATTTCTATACTCAATCAAGGAAGCAAGAAATTCTTTATTGTTTACATAGTGTTCAGACTTTTTTCTTTTAGGCATTGTTCCAACAGTAATCATAAAATTTACTAATCTAATTATCTATAAATTATAACATTTTTACTGAAAATAAACAAGAGTTGACATTACCTGTGGTTTAAGTGTATAATCTGTTTGTCAGGTTCGGATGAGGTTACTTAGCTATTATTAAAGAGTTGACATTACCTGTGGTTTAAGTGTATAATCTGTTTGTCAGGTTCGGATGAGGTTACTTAGCTATTATTAAAGATCTTCTCTAAAGACTTCTTGGCATCATTTACATTAGAGAGATATCCCATCTTTCTTGATGCTGTCTTCTTTGTTGGTTCATTATCACCAAATTGATTAAATTGCTCATACATGGAAATCATTTCTATATCATTATTTTCAGATAATGCTAAAACATCATTAGTATCAATAATCAATAAAGTATTTTTTGTGGTCTTGAGCCAAGGTTCTATTTTGTAACCATTCAATCCTCTTCTGTTTTTTAATTCAGTAACAGTAATAGGAGAATTCAAAAGGAGCATAGTTTTATTCTCATCTTTTGATGCCATTACTTTAGCAAAGATTTCTTCTCCTGTTTTAAGTTTGACTGTTGAATAGAAATCTTCTTCTAATGGTTTTCCACTAAAGAGAACTGTTTCTGGAATTGTTTTTTTCTTTTCTTCTTTTTTATTAAATATCTTACTTAAGAAGGTATTCAATAAGTTTTTTATTTTCTTCATTCTTTTATGTTAATAGGGATTATCTCATAGTTAAAGTTTTCTTCATTGTAGATTTTAATTCTTTCTATAAAATGATTTAGGGTATAATTTTTTCTTGAATTGTAAGTACAATCATCAGCAATATCATAAAGAACTGCTTTAGTCTTGTTTTTTCCTTTTCTCAGTACTCTACCTATTGATTGTAAATTACGAATACGTGACTTGCTTGGGGAAGCAAAGACTACGTTATGAAGATTTTTAATATTAATTCCTGTTGAGAAAACTCCATAAGAAGCAATAATAATGGCATTATTTTCTTTTTCAGTAATTTCCCTTATTTCTTCTCTCTCAACAGTATTTACACCACCATGAACAAAGAAAACTTTTCTGTTTTCCTGTGCTGAATTATTTATGAGTTCAAACAGAGGTACACCATGCCCTTCAATTCTTGCAAATAGTACAAGAGTGTTTCCATTCAAATCCAATACAAGATTACGAATAAATTTATTTCGTTTCTCATGTCCTATAATAAATTGTACTTCATCTTCAAAAGTTTCAAACTTCTGAGGTTTATGTTTCAAAGTAAGACACCGAATGTCTAATTTAGAAATGTGTCCCTTATCCATCAACTCTTTTGTTCTTGTCACTTTGTATGATGGACCAAACACTCCCTCTAAGACCCACTTATGCGTCTGTGTGCCGTCTAAAGTACCTGTGAACCCAAATCTATGCTTACATGAGTGTAACTTCGACATGATGCTGATTAGAGACTTACTCTTAAATAGATGTGCCTCATCACCAATTACCACTTCATAATCATTAAAGAACTTTTTCTCTAACTTGTAAATTGATTGCCAAGTTGTGATAGTAACTTGGTGTTCATTTGTTTTTTCTCTTCCACTATAAATTTTATGACAGTATGACTCAGCATCCCAACCGTAATCCTCAAAGTCTTTGTACATCTGCTCTACTAGAGATGTCGTTGGAACAACTAAAAGAATTTTTTTACCTTTATCCACATAGTATCGTACAACAGAATAAATCATCAAAGATTTGCCACTTGCAGTGGGACTTATCAATAATTTTCTATTATACCTTAGAGCACCATATACTCCCTCAATTTGATAATCACGAGGAGAAAAGGAGCAAATAGAATTCATATAATCTTTCACACCTTCCATTGAGATTTCTTCATTCACTTCAAATGGAAGGCCATAAAATTTATTCCCCACAAATTCATAAGTGTAGTCATGAAGTTTTAATTTTGAAATAACCTTATCTAACAAACCAACATAGATTTCTCCAGTATGAATTGAAAGAAGACGAATCATTCCATCCCAATACTTACTTCTCATTTGAGGCATAAATTTTGCCCCTGGAACTTCAAATGTAAAGTATTCTTGTAGTTCATATAAAATATGAGATTCACATTCTAACTTAATGTAAACCTCATTCTTTTTGTGTATTCTTACATCACACATAACATAACTACGCCCGTTATGTGTATTTAGTTCATATTGTCAAATTGATATTCTAAAATTAGTCTATAAAAATTATCTCTCATTGCAATTAAATCTTCTTGCTCTTGTGGAGGACCACCAGACCATTTCTGAACTGCTTGTGATAATCCTGTATGAATTAAGCGAATTGCTTCTATAGGTAATTCTAAATTATAATATTCTTCTTCCATTAACCTAAACCGGATTGAAATCTCATAAACTCTATGGAATTTTTGATTTGGTATGTTCTATTATGTATTTGCTTAAGTATGTCCTCAAGATATTTAAGCATTACATCATAATACTCCACCTTTAAAGAAACTCTAGATAATTTATTATCAGCATTCAAATACCTTTCCATGTCGTTTTTATCACGAACTTTCTTTTGGAATGGTTCATCAATATAAACATCAGGATCTGCTTTCCCAGAATAAAACTGATGTCTTTCGTGTTTTATTTTTCTTTTTTGTTGCTCTGAGTTTTTTCTTAAAAGAACTATGTTATTATATAAGTCAAAGTATTTTGCATGTAATGATGGAATTTTTAAAGATTCAGTATGAAGATTATCAATGTCAATTTTGGAATCCTTTTCCCACATGCTTTGTATCATTTCAAGATCAAGTGCCATAAATTAATCGTATCTCTTAGGTAGGTAATTTCCTTTTGCGTCAAGTATATTATACATCATATATTTAAAACTGACTTCTGCACTGAAGTATTCTTCATCAGTATTTGTTGCATCAAAACTAAGTTCAGATAAACGATAGGGAAACATTCTTCTAAACGAAATTTGATAATTTAGATTATCATTACTTGTATTGATTAACAAAGTTCCATCAGAATACAGATTCATTTCTGTTTTATCCGGTTGTGTGAATTCTTCATTTGAATTTTGAAATTCATAAATTTGTTGAAGACTCTCTGGAAATCCTAATCCTCTCATCCAATTTTGAATTTCCATGTAATTTTTTAAATCTTCATCTACCAAAAATCTGATATTAAAATCATTAAATTCCATCATGTCACCAGGAATAGGAATGTTGTTAGTGTATGTTGATTGTTTAGCAACACCTAACTCTATTCCTGGAAT